CAACAGCTGCCGCTCCCGCTGGGCCATGCAGCGCGACGGCGTGGACATCGTGCTGCGCCACGAGAAGTCCAACTTCGGCGCCATGCAAGACGAGATCCGACTTCAATTCGACGCCACCGCCAAGGTCATCCGCATCGCCGGATCAAGCCCAGTCGATAAGGTGGCCAACGAACTGGCCAAAAACACCAAGCGCGCAGCACTTCTTCGCTTGATCCTCAACGCTGAGAACGCTGGACAGAATCTGTCCATGAGCGCCAATGCAAACAATAACGCCTTCAATATATTGAAGGCTGCAGAGGGTTTTCCGAAATTGGAGAGAAGTGATTTCTTCTCGACCCTTTACCAACTCCAGCGCGACGGGTTGCTGCAGGAGGTCGAATATACCCACGACCGCAAGAAAAGAACCAAGATTCAATTAACAGAAACCGGGCGACTGCGAGCCGTTCAGGGCTCCGGCGCGCCGGCCATGTGGAAGGGAGGCGATCATGTCGAAGGCTGATACAGGGGTGCGCCTGCTGCGCGCCTGCTGCGCGCCTGCTAAGCGGGCGCATAGCAAGCGCAGGGTAGGGGCAGGCAAGGCCCCCGCCGCCCAGGCGGGGGGCCTGCCCCCTGCGTTGGGGGGGTGTGGGGGGGTGCGCCTGCTGGTGCGCCTGCTCCCGCTCTGTAGGGGGTATGGGGGAGCAGGCGCACTCGCCTTTTCAGGGGTGGGCGCATGATCACGTTCACCATCCCAGGCGAGCCCCAAGGCAAGGGGCGGGCGCGCATCGGACGGGTCGGCGCCCACGCCCGCATGTTCACGCCAGCCAAGACCATGGCCTACGAAGGCCTGGTCGCCCACATAGCCGCCCAAGCCATGAACGGACGCCCACCCCTGACCGAGGCCTGCGCGGTGGAGATGACCATCACGCATAACGTCCCCGCATCCTGGTCGAAAAAGAAATCTGCTTCTGCCTTGGCCGGTGATATTTACCCAACAAAGAAACCGGACGTCGATAACGTCATCAAGGCCATCTTCGACGCCATGAACAACGTGGTTTGGAAAGACGACACGCAAGCCGTTGAGGTCGTCTGCAAAAAGAAATACGGCGAAGTTCCCGGGGTTTCTATTTCGCTGAGGGTATTAAATTGAAAATCATTATTGAAACCAATATCAACGAAATCAGAAAACAACTCGGCGGGCTATCCAAACAGGCCGACTTCGCCTTCAGCCGGGCACTCAACAGCGTGGCCAAGAAGGTTCAGGCCGCCATGCCGCTGGGCCTGCAACAGCAACTGGACCGCCCCACGCCGTTCACCACACGCAACTCCACCTTCATCAGCCGCGAGAACCGCGCCACCAAGGACAAGCTCGAAGTCTCCGTGCTGTTCAAGGACCGCCAGGCCGAGTACCTGCGCTTCCAGGTCGAAGGCGGCGAACGCAGGCCCAAGAACAAGGCGCTGCGCCTTCCCAGTGCCATCGGCCTGGACTCCTTCGGAAACCTGCCCAAAGGCGCCATACAGCAGCTCCTGGCCGTGGCCAAGCGCGAGAGCAAGCTCACCAAACGCAGAGCCCGCACCATCAAGGTCTCCAAGGAAGTCGAGATCTTCTACGGCGACCCCACTGAACTGGGCCTGCCAGGCTCTCCCGCCGGCATCTACAAGCGCGTCAAGCAAGGCACGTCCTCCCGCCTCATCCCGCTCATCGTGTTCCCCGAGCGCAGCGCCACCTATCGCAAACGCCTGGACCTCCTGCGCATTGCACGGCCCGTGGTCGAGCAGAACCTGCAGGCGGACTTCGCTATCGCGCTCAAGCAAGCACTGAGGACCGCGAGGTGATGGCAATGATTCACGGGTCCTTCCGGGAAGGTCGCGGGCGGGTCATTCGCGAGCGCGATCTTTCGCTAGTGGGCACTAACCTTGTTTGTTGTCACAGGAGTTGACGCTCAATGGCATCTCAGTCTGTCAACATGTTGTCGGTATCGGACCTCGCGCGAGAGGAGGGAATTTCCCGCCAGGCGGCCTATCAGCGCATCAAGGCGGCCGGCATCCCGCTGCAGGACGGTCTGGTCGACCGTGACGTAGCCAAGGCGCTGATGGCCAAGCGCATCCGGCGCCGCATGAATGCTCCTCGAGACGATGTGCAGACGCCGCCGGCTTTGATCGATGCGGATTGCATTGATCTCGACCGCGTGAGCTACGAAGAGGCCCGCCGGCGCCGTGAGAAGGCCGAGGCTGAACTGGCCGAGCTCAAGCTTGCCGAGCAGCGTGGTTTGCTCGTGCGGGCCGACGACATCAAGGCAAGCCTGTCGCGCCAAATCGCCAGTCTGCGCGAGTCGCTGCTCCAGCTCCCGCCGCGCCTGGTGCCGGTCTTGTCTGCCGACCCTGACCCAGCGCGCATGCACCAGGTGCTGCATGCCGAAATCGTGGCGGCTCTTACGCAGATCACCGAAGGGGCGTGAAACATGGGCGCGCGTGACCTTTCCACTGACCTGATAGACGCCGACCAGTTGCTGCGCGGCATCATCCGCGAGTACCTGGCCCCGCCGCCCGTCACCACCGTGACTGCCTGGGCTGAAGCTGGTCGGGTTCTCTCGGGCAAGGACAGCAGCGAGCCCGGACCCTACCGGGTGGCCCGCACGCCCTATGCGCGCGAGCCCATGGACTGCCTGAGCCAAACCTCGAGCGTCGAGGAGGTCGTGCTGATGTGGGGTGCGCAGACCAGCAAGACCACCATCGGCTCCAACTGGCTGGGCTACCTGGTGGCCACCAATCCCGGACCGGTGATGATCGTGCAGCCGACCATCGACATGGCCAAGCGCTATAGCCGCCAGCGCCTGGCGCCCATGATCGAGGAAAGCCCCGAGTTGCGCCGCCGGGTGCGCGAGAACCGCAGCCGCGACGACGCCAACACCACGCTGCTCAAGGAATTCGCCGGCGGGTTCATGGCCATTGCCGGCGCCAACAGCGCCGCAGGCCTGCGCTCGATGCCGATCCGAGACCTCTTCTTGGATGAAATCGACGCCTATCCCGCCGATGTGGACGGGGAGGGCGATCCCATCAAGTTGGCCGAGGCGCGGCAGACCACGTTCGCGCGCCGCAAGCGACTGCTGACCAGCACGCCCACCACCAAGGACTTCAGCCGGGTGGAGCAGCGCTACCTGGCATCGGATCGATGCCGCTTTCATGTGCCGTGCCCGCACTGCGAGGAACTTCAGCCGCTCGAGTGGGGCGCGGACAAGGCACACGGCATCAAGTGGGACCGCACGCCGGATGGCGAGCCACTGATCGACACGGTGCGCTACGTCTGCCGGGCATGCGGAGGCGAGATCCGCGAACACCACAAGCCCCAGCTCCTGGCGCGCGGCCGCTGGATCGCCGACAACCCCGGCGCCCAGGGCGGGCGCGTGCGTGGGTTCCAACTCTCAAGCCTGTATTCGCCCCTGGGCTGGCTGAGTTGGTCCACCCTGGTCGACGAATGGCACAGGGCGCTGGCCGCGGCGCGTAGCGGTGACGTGTCCTTGCTGCGCGTGTTCGTCAACACTCGCCTGGCTGAAACCTTCGAGGAACAGGGCGACAAGGCCGACGAACACGCCCTGCGAAAGCGTGCGACCGACATTCCGCTGGGCACCGTCACCTGGGGCTGCTTCGTGGCCACCATGGGCGTGGACACCCAGGGCGACCGACTGGAGGCCTACATCTGGGCGTGGGGGCGAGGCCTTGAGCGGCAGCTGGTCGAGCGCAGGGTGTTTTATGGCGATCCGGCGCTGCCCGAATCGGAGCAGGGAAGCCCGTGGGCTGCGCTGACCCAGTACCGCACCAGCGCGATCCCTCATGTCAGCGGGCAAACGGTGCCGCTGGTGGCCTGCATGATCGACTCCGGTGGCCACCACACCCAGGCCGTGTACGCCTATACCCGGACCCACCAGCACGCCCACGTATACGCCGTGAAGGGACAGAGCCAGAGCGGCAAGTCCATTCTGGGCAAACCCACGGAGCAGGACGTTTCCTGGCGCGGCGTGAAGCTCAAGCGCGGGGTGAAGCTGTGGCCCATCGGGACCGATACCGCCAAGGCTGAGATCTACGGCCGCCTGCGCAGCGCAGAGCCCGGCCCCGGATACGTGCACCTCTCCAAGCACCTCGCCCCCGAGGTCTTTGAGCAACTTACCGCCGAGCGGCTGGTCACCCGATACGTGCGCGGCCACCCGCGGCTGCAGTGGGTCAAGCCACCCGGCCGCCGAAACGAAGCCCTGGACTGCGCGGTCTACGCGCTGGCCGCGGCCATCTTTGCCGGCATGGACCGATGGAAAGACTCGGAGTGGGACAAGTGGCAGGCACGCGCGGAGTCCGAGCAAAAGCCGCAACAGGGCGCGACGCCGGCGATTGAGGCCACCAAAAAGACGCCCAAGAGCGCAGAAGAGAGCGCAAAAGTGAGCGCAAAAGAGACCACCAAGCCCACGCAAGAGCCCATCACGCAAGAGCCACTTCCCCAGCAGGTTGCCCGCAGGCAGCCGATCCGCCGAAAAAGCACCTTCGCAACCTCATGGTGAGCCTATGAACACAGACATCATCCACGACTGCCTTGACACCCTGATCACGCTGTTGCGCCAGTCCGGTGTCCACCCAGAGCCCGCGCTCAGGGGCGAGGCCGAGCGCCGGCTCAGGCTGGCGTGGGGAGGCGACACGGCTTACATCGGCAAGACCAGCGCTGACAGCCTGCAGCAGCGCAGCGCCCGCGACAAGGCGATCCTGCGCGATTGGAGCCACGGCATGCATATCCCGGCGCTTGCCCTGCGGTATCACCTGGCCGAAAGGACCATCCGGCACATCGTGCGCCTGCAGTCAGAAACCCCGGCAACGGTTGCCCTAAGCGATTGCCGCGACATGGTTGACCATCGTGCCAATGAGTCAAATGGTGACATTGCCAGCCAGCCTAACCGCCGGCGACAGCCTAAAGCTGCAGTTAGAGCTGCCTGAGTACCCCGCCACCTCCGGCTGGGCCTTGGCGTTTGTGCTGGTCAGCGCGACCGGGCAAATCACCATTGCAAGTTCTGCCAGCGGAGCGGCGCATGCCATATCGATCTCCCCCGCTACCTCAAGCGCCTGGGCACCAGGCCGCTACCGCTGGCAGGCCTATGTCGCCAAGGGCACCACAGACCGCGTGACCCTGGCATCCGGTCAGGTGGACATCCTGCCCAACCTGGCCACCGCCACCGCCGGCCTGGATACCCGCACCCATGTGCGGCGCACG